TTTAACTCTATTCTGCTTTGCGTTTCAATGTCGTAGCAATCCCATCTTGATATTGGATTTTTACTATTTACTAATGTTTTGTAGTAGTTTTTTGATAACCATTCAAATAAATCTTTTTCTTTCCAATTTTGCATAAACGCAATATACTAAATTTATTTATAAATCATAATCATTATCAACAAATTCTGGTAATCCATTTTCATTTATAGTAAAACTAAAAGTTTCAAAACCTCTATTTCTACTTCTTTTACATTCAACAGATATCCAACCTTGATTAACACCATTCTTTTCTAATTTAATTTGTGTTTCTGCTTTTTTCTCAAGGAAACTCCCTAAATGCCCAGTTGGTTTGTCTGACCCATAATTACTATGTATTATTGTAACAATATGACATTGCAGTTCATCTGTCCAACTCATTAGCTTTTGTATAGCTTCATTACATTGTTCTAAATTATTAACATCAGCAACTAAATCTGCAATACCATCAATAATAACTAAACCAATATCTTTACCCTCTAGTTTGTCATTTAAAATGTAATCAATAAAATCAACTCTATCTTTGTAACTCATTGTTCTTAAAGCATAAGTATAATAATTATCATCATCTGGCATATCATTCATTATTATTGGTCTACGAAATACCTTTTGACAATGGAATTTTCCTTGCTCTGTATCAAAATGAATTATCTTTCTTCCTTTTCTATGTCCTTTTAGTAAGCCACTATATTTATTACCATCACTTTGATATGCTGATACAAGTAAACTAGAAAAGAACGATTTCATACTTTTTGGTGGAGCTTGTATAAAAGAAAAATTACCATAAGTACCAATTGGTATATGATATTCTACAACATCTCCATTATGATTTATATCGTTGTAAGTACCACAACTTATTGCAACTGGTGGATATTTAACATCTTCGCTAATATCAACATAGGCATCATCCTCCATAAGTTGCATAAACATTCTTTTTGTTTCATCATCTAGTATTTTTGTTTTGTTCGTCATCTATATATTTTTGTATTTTTTTCTTATAAAATTTACCAAGTATATTATCATTTAAGAATTTATCATTTTCTAAAACGTTTTCGGTAAACTGTAGTTTTGTTTCATAATAACTCATCATTGTTTTATTGTAGCAAATATATATAATTTCTCTATAACAATCTTCTATCTCCCATTTTTTGCTTTCTTTATTGCTACCAGTATATTTCATCCAGTTACTTTCAACGTAATCAACCCTCTTTCTTTTATATCCCTTTAGAGGTGGTCTTGTACGTTTATTAAGTAGTATCTTTTTACCAATGTAAACTTGTTCTGTTCGTCTGTTAAGTATTCTGTAAACAAAGCCAATTGCTTCTGCTGGTAAATCTTCTCTTGATTTTATTCTTTGTCCTTTATAGTTCCACATAGTGAAAAAAAAAGGAGGCTTTTACACCTCCCTATAATTTAAAATGGTAAATCTTCTGTTACAACTGATGTTGCTTTTTCTGCTTTTGCCTCTGACTTTTGTACAAATGATTGTAAGTTATCTGATGCATAGTAGATTTTACCATTGGCAACATATCTTTTTTTCTCTCCATTATCTCTTTGTTCTTTTGTTTGTGGAATTGTAAAAGATACATTTTGTCCGTAGTTACCTTCTTCAAAAATAGAAAAGTTAAGTTTTAATTTCTTTAACTCTTTTCCATCTTCTCCTTTCTTTGGTACTAACTCTCTTTTTGCATTGTAAGTTAAAACATTTTCAAAGTATTGTTTTAATTTTTTGATTTCGTCAAGTCTTAACTCAACATCTCCTAATAAATAGCTTTTGTTTGCACTCATAATTTTAATTTTAATTTATAATCCAGTTGTTATTTTATTATCAATCACTTCTATAATATGCCTAAAAGTGCTTCTCTCTTGTTCGCCAGTTACATCTACTCCGTTTATAAAGAATCTGTAATGGTCTTTTTTTGTTTTTCTTAATTCAAAGTTATTCATATTTATTTAGTTAATAATTCTTTTACTTCTTTTGATATTCTGTACTTTTCTTCTACTTTAGAAATGTTACCTCCACCTTTTAAGTATGTTTGTACTTTCTTAAATTCAGCAGTACCTTTATTTAACCAACTCTTTTCAGTTGT